GATCAACGGAAACTTCATTGTGTTCGAGAAAGCGTACGAATGGTACACGTTTGGTGCCCGTACTCGACTTATGCCGGGGGGAGCAGTAGCTATCGTCCAGACTAGATGGCATATGGACGACCTAACAGGCCGTGTAGTCAAGGACATGAAGAAAAACGAACGCGCTGACCAGTTTGAGGTCGTAGAGTTCCCTGCAATCCTAGAAATATTTGATAAAATTACGGGTGGAGTGACTGAAAAGCCTTTATGGCCTGAATTTTTTGACTTGTTGGCCCTAGAACGTACCAAAGCGTCGATGCCTACATATCAGTGGAACGCACAGTACCAACAACAGCCAACCGCCGAGGACGCTGCGGTAGTGAAGCGGGAATGGTGGCAGATATGGGATTCCGATGATGCCCCCGCCTGTGAATACATAATAATGAGCCTTGACTCGGCGGCGGAGAAACATAACCGTGCCGATTACACTGCGCTAACCACTTGGGGGGTATTTATGAACGAAGAAACCTCCGCGTACAACATTATTTTACTAAATAGCATCAAAAAACGTCTAGAATTCCCAGAATTAAAAGAAATGGCCCTAGAAGAGTATAAAGAGTGGGAACCTGACGCGTTTATTGTGGAAAAGAAGAGTTCTGGTACCGCTTTGTATCAAGAAATGCGAAGAATGGGCCTTCCTGTGTCAGAATTTACTCCTCATAGGGGTTCAGGGGATAAACTTGCCCGTTTAAATTCTGTATCTGATATTGTACAATCTGGGCTAGTTTGGGTTCCACAAACGCGTTGGGGTGAGGAGGTGATCGAGGAGATCGCTGGATTCCCGTTTATGTCCAACGATGATTTGGTGGATTCTACAGTTATGGCATTAATGCGGTTCCGGCAGGGTGGGTTTATTCGCTTACCCTCTGATGAGCCAGAAGAAGAACGATATTTTAAGTCGAACAGAAGTAGCGGCTACTATTAAAGGCAAAGACAATGGCTATTGAGAAAAGTACAAACCCGGCCCCAAAAGGGATCGAGGACGAAGCACTAGAGATGGAAATGGAAGGCGGAGAGCTGGAAATTGAGATTGTAGACCCAGAAATGGTCACACTAGACGATGGATCAGTCGAAATCACCCTTATTCCGGGTAAAGAGGTGGGAGATAACGGGTTTGGCGACAACCTAGTCGAGGATATGGACGAGGAAGAGCTACAAGAGCTTTCTGGGGAGCTTATCGCGTTAGTTGACGCAGACCAAGAGAGCCGGAAAGACTGGGCAGACGCCTATGTTAAAGGGCTAGATGTCCTAGGATTTAAGACCGAAGAGCGTACTACTCCTTGGGAAGGCGCGTGTGGGGTGTTCTCTACAGTGCTGTCAGAAGCAGCTATACGATTCCAAGCCGAGGCTATGAGTGAGACTTTCCCTGCTGCCGGCCCAGTACAGATTAAAATCCTCGGACAAGAGACAAAAGAGAAGGTAGAAGCCGGGGAACGTGTAAAAGCGGACATGAACTATGAACTTACCGAGAACATGGTTGAATACCGCCCTGAACACGAGCGTATGTTGTATAGCTTAGGACTGGGAGGGAGCGCCTTTAAGAAGGTTTACTTCGACCCTAACATAGGCCGTCAAGTATCCCTTTACATCCCCGCAGAGGACGTTATCGTTCCATATGGAGCGTCTAACATCGAGTCCGCCGAACGTGTTACTCATGTGATGCGTAAAAGCGAGAATGAAGTACGTAAACTACAACAAGCAGGCTTTTATGCTGACGTAGACCTAGGGGAACCAGAGCCATACCATTCAGACATCGAAGAGCGTAAGGCAGAAGAAGGCGGTTACTCGATGACCGATGACGACCGTTTCTGCTTGTATGAGATCCATGCTGATCTGGTTATCGAAGAAGATAACGACGAGGACGCTATCGCTAAGCCTTATGTAGTTACTATTGAGCGGGGCACAGGAGAAATCCTAGCTATCCGCCGTAACTGGGATGAGTCAGACGACCTTAACCTAAAGAACCAGCACTTCGTGCATTACGTGTACGTGCCCGGATTTGGCTTCTACGGCCTTGGACTGATCCACATTATTGGCGGGTACGCTAAAGCCGGAACGTCGCTTATACGGCAATTGGTGGACGCTGGTACGCTTTCTAACCTACCGGGCGGTTTAAAGTCCCGTGGCTTACGTATTAAAGGTGACGACTCTCCAATTATGCCGGGCGAGTTTAAAGATGTGGACGTGCCATCAGGTAGCATCCGCGACAACATTATGACTCTCCCTTATAAAGAGCCTAGTCAGACCCTACTAGCTCTCCTAGATAAGATCACTACAGAAGGCCGTAGACTCGGCGCTATCGCTGATATGGACATCTCTGACATGGGCGCTAACGCCCCAGTAGGTACTACGCTGGCGCTACTAGAGCGTACGCTGAAGCCTATGGCTGCTGTGCAGTCTCGTGTCCACTTCGCCATGAAGCAAGAGTTTAAAATGCTCAAGGCTATTATGGCCGAGGAAGCCTCAGAAGATTACGAGTATATCCCTGCACGCGGGGAGAACTCAGCGAAAAAAGAAGACTACTCTATGGTCGATGTGATTCCTGTTAGTGACCCTAACAGCTCCACAATGGCCCAACGTGTCGTGCAGTATCAGGCAGTGTTGCAGATGTCTACACAGGCACCTCAGATATATGACCTACCTGTACTCCACCGTGAGATGATTGAAGTAATGGGTATCAAGAACGCTGATAAGATTGTCCCAACCAAGGATGATGCTAAGAAAGTAGACCCGATCAGTGAGAACATGGCTATCCTCAACATGAAGCCGATCAAAGCGTTCATCGAGCAAGACCATGACGCCCACATCGCCACGCACCAAGCGTTTATGCAAGATCCGATGGTTATGCAATCACTAGGCCAGAACCCACAGGCACAGCAGATGATGGCGGCACTACAGGCTCACTTAGCTGAACACTTGGCGTTTAAGTATCGCAAAGCAGTAGAAGAGAAGTTGGGCGCCCAGCTACCCCCACCAAACTCAGAGCTACCAACGGAAATCGAAATCAGTATATCCCGTCTCGCCGCAAAGGCAGGGCAGCAGCTCATGCAGCAGAACAAGCAGCAAGCCGCCCAAGCTCAACAGCAGAAACAGCAGCAAGACCCACTTATCCAGATGCAACAAGCAGAGCTACAGGTCAAGCAGCAAGAGCAGCAGCGCAAGACGCAGAAGGATCAGACGGACGCACAGCTCAAGCAGCAAGAGCTACAGATGAAGGCCCAAGGAATGATGGCTGACATCCAAGCTAAGCAGACAGAACTGGAGCTTGACAGAGCAGAATTGGAACTCGACATGAAGAAGGCGGGAGAGAAGTTAGACGCTGATTCGGCGAGAGACAACCTAAAGCTAAACGCAGACTTGCGTAAGGCTACTATTGACTCAGTAAAACAAACAAAACCTAAGGAATAATTATGGGTACTACCGTCTTTGACGTGCTAAATAAACAAATCGTGGAGCAAATCTCCGCAGCAGAAGAACATCTTGGTGGGGGCGCAGTGAAAGACTACGCCGATTACCGGGAAGTAGTTGGCTTGATCCGAGGTCTAAAGTCCAGCTTATCTTACGTAGACGACCTTTCGCGCAATTTTTTGGATGATGACGATGACTGATATAAGTGATGTAGACAGTGAGTTACTTGAGAAGCTGCCCAGACCAGTGGGCTACAGGGTCTTAATAGCTATACCGCAGGTAGACGAAACCTATGGTAGTAGTGGCATTATTAAGTCTACAAAAGATCAAAACCATGAACATATCTTGTCTGTTATGGGTAGAGTTATGGCGGTAGGTGAAGGTGCCTACGCTGATAAAGAACGCTTCCCTACCGGCGCTTGGTGTGAGACTGGCGATTATGTAATGTTTCGTGCTAATACTGGCACGCGATTTAAAGTTGATGGTCTAGAGTATCGTTTGATGAACGATGATTCTGTAGAGGCTGTCGTTAGCGATCCCCGTGAAATATCACGAGCGTAAGGAGTAAGTTATGGGTTTTCAGAAAGTAGAGTTTGAGTTTCCTGAGGGAGACGGCGTAGAAAATAAAGTTGAGATCGAGAGTTCCAGCGCTAAAACGTTGGGAGAGGGAGAAGTTGAGGTAGAGGTTGAGGACAAGAAAGCTAAAAAAGAGGTAGAGATTGAAGTAGTCGATGATACGCCGAAAGCAGATCGTGGGCGTAAAGCCTCTAAACCCCCTGAAGACGTTACTGACGACGAGTTGGAAGATTACTCTGAGAAAGTACGTAAAAGAATTCAACACTTTAGTAAGGGTTACCATGACGAGCGCCGCGCCAAAGAAGAAGCTATGCGCGAGCGTGTAGAGCTGGAGAGCCTTGCTAAGAAGCTCTTAGAAGAAAACGAAGGGCTACAAGAGAAAGCGTTTACTAGTAAGAAGTCGGCTATCGAGAACGCTAAGAAAAGTACCGCTTCCGAGCTAGAAATGGCCAAGAAAGCGTACAAGACAGCGTATGAGGGTGGTGACGCAGAAGAGGTTCTAACTGCACAAGAACGACTTACCACCGCTAACATCCGTGCCGATAAGATAAGTAATTATAATGTTGACTCTTTACAAAGAGAAAGAAGTAGTGTACAACTACCGGAAAGAGCTGTTGAAGCACCAACCGCTGACCCTAGAGCCGCAGAATGGGCCTCAGAGAATACGTGGTTTGGTGATGACGACGAGATGACGGCTGTCGCCATGGGTGTACACCAGAAGCTAGTTAAGCAAGGTATAGACACAGGCAGTGATGAATACTACGAGGCTATAGACGCCCGTATGCAAAAGGTTTTCCCCGAAGAACTCGGGATAGAGACCGGACAAGAAGTTTCAGTAAGCACTGAGCCTTCTAAGCGAAGAAGTAATGTGGTTGCCCCCGCGTCGCGGAGCACAGCACCCAAAAAGGTGCGCCTAACGCAAACACAAGTAGCTATCGCTAAGAAACTCGGAGTTCCACTGGAGCTATACGCCAAAAAGGTTGCTGAAGAGATGAGGAACGTATAATGGCTGAGAACAGAATTAATCGTGAAGTAACAACCCGTGATAAGACTATCCGTAAGACCGCTTGGAAAAGACCAGAAGTTTTGCCTTCTCCAATCCCACAAGATGGATATAAATTTCGCTGGATTCGCACAAGTACGCAAGGTGCTGTTGATGCTACTAACGTCTCATCTAAAATTCGTGAAGGTTGGGAGCCAGTAAAGGCTTCAGATCACCCAGAGATAACACTTGTCGCTATTGAAAACGAAAGGTTCAAAGACAACGTGGTAATTGGTGGACTGATTCTTTGTAAGGCAGCTCAAGAGATGGTTGACGAGCGAAATGACTACTATAGACAGCAGTCTACGGCTCAGATTCAATCTGTTGACAGCAATCTGATGCGAGAAAATGATCCGAGAATGCCTATCTTTAATGATAGGAAATCGAAAGTTACCTTTGGTAAAGGGTAACTAAACTAAAATTTTATAAGGTATATAATAATGGCTACTACAGCTTCCCCATACGGGCTTGTTCCCGTACGAAAGGCTGACGGAACTCCCTACGCGGGCGCCCGTGATGCTTTTCCAGTTAAAGCCTCCGCACATAACTTCAACATTGGTTATGGTTCGGTTGTATTTTTAAACGCAGGTTTCGTTGAGCTATCTCAAGATACCGGCTCTGCTAACAACACTAACAACTTCGGTGGCGCTACTAACGTAGGCGCTCTGGGTGTATTTGTTGGTTGTGAGTACGTAAACAGCGAAGGTCAGTTGATCTTCTCTCAGTTCTTCCCTGCTAACACTGCTAACGCTACTGCGTTCGTCGTAACTGATCCGGGCGTTACTTTCCAAGCTCAGTCTGTCGCTGCGATCACTCAGGCGGAACTAGGTCACAACTGTCACTTCACTACTCAGCCTACGTCAGCAAAGACAAATACCACTACTGGTAAGTCAATCATGGACGTTACTGATTCCGAGACTACAGACGCTGCGTTTAAGATTGTTGGATTCAGCACTCGTGCTGGCCAGTCTGCTATCGGCGATGCGAAGACTGATGTCCTCGTTAAATTTAACCCGAACTACCACGCATTCATGAATGCTACTGTAGCGGTATAATAGGAGAAATAACTAATGGCTATTTCAAGAAGTCAATTACTGAAAGAATTGCTACCCGGCCTGAACGCACTGTTCGGTTTAGAGTACGCAAAATATGGCGAAGAGCACAAAGAGATTTTCGAGACTGAAACCTCTGACCGTTCTTTTGAAGAAGAAACTAAGCTGTCTGGTTTTGGCTCTGCCCCAACTAAGGCGGAAGGTGCAGCAATTGAGTACGATAACGCGCAAGAAGCATTCACTGCTCGTTACACTCACGAAACTGTAGCTATGGGTTTCGCTATCACTGAAGAAGCAATTGAAGATAACCTGTATGACTCTTTGTCATCTCGTTATACTAAAGCGCTTGCTCGTGCGATGGCTTACACTAAGCAGGTTAAAGCCGCAGACATCCTGAACAACGCTTTTGCTGGTACCACTTACGGTGATGGTCAAACACTTTGTTCTACTGCTCACCCATTGGTTGGCGGCGGCACTAACTCTAACGAACCAGCCGTTGCTGCTGATCTTAACGAAACTTCTTTGGAAGCTGCTGTTATTCAGATCGCTGGCTGGACTGACGAGCGTGGCCTCCTGATCGCTGCTAAGCCTAAGAAGCTAATCATTCCACCAAACCTGCAATTCGTTGCTACTCGTTTGTTGGAGACTGAAGGTCGCGTAGGCACTGCTGATAACGATCTCAACGCCATTAAGAGCAACGGTGTTGTACCACAGGGTTACACTATCAATAACTACTTGACTGATACAGACAACTGGTTCTTGACTACTGACATCCCTAATGGCCTGAAGCACTTCGTTCGTAGCCCAATGGCTACTTCTATGGACGGCGACTTCGATACAGGCAACAGCCGTTACAAGGCTCGTGAGCGCTATTCATTCGGCGTTTCTGACCCACTGGGTGTCTTCGGATCTCCGGGCGCTTAATCGCGTAGTAACAAGTTGTACTAAGGGGGCTTCGGCCCCCTTTTTTATG